CCGAGCGCCATCCTTGGCGAGGCAGAATCATTTACGAATCCTTACAGACCTCCACCCTTGGTATCCGTGTCGGGTGGTCGCGGATATAGGACGGGGGATGCATTGGGGAATCTTAGTTGGTCAGAGATCATGGATCTGTAAATATGTTTCACGTGAAACAAGAAAGCCTCCCCGGAGGGAGGCAATCCTATTCGGTCAGAGTGACAGTATGTCGATGCAGAAATTCATTATCCTGTGGTATTTCTCCTCAGTGGTGTGGTTGTCGTAAGGCTGGCTGTGGGGAGCCATGTGCCAAGACACCTGACCGAATTTCGGAATCTCGATGTAGGCCACGATAGGGAAACCAGGGGGATTTACCCTCAGGTCCACATCGAACCCAACCGCCCAATCTAGAGCAGCCGCAAACCCCATCGCCTGAATTACCAAGCGATACCTTGCGGCGTAGTCCTTATCGCGGTCAGCCTCCCCAATTGCCTTGAAGGTCAGTGCGAGCGCCTTACGGATACCGTTCCTATCCATGGTTCAGCCTTTCGTGCAACCGTAGGTGGTGGAGTGCATGAGGAATTCATTGGTGCAGTCGAAAAATCGGCACTGGTAAACCTTGCAGCCGTGGTTGCAGTCAGAGAGCCTAAGCTCAATGGCGTAGTGGCACGTGTGGTTTTTCTTGTCGCGCTCAATAAGCTCGGGAAGGGCTTTGGGGTCTTGACTCCTGCCCATACGCTCAACATCCTCCATGATGGCTTCTATGACCTCAGCGTTGCGGATACCGGAGCCTGTGTCACCAGCGTTCATGAGCTTGTTGGCCATGTCGTGAATTTCGTTTAGTCGCTTCATGTCGCGCCTGTTCATGGGGGTGGCTCCTTTTAATTGTTAAGAAAGTTATTTATTAGGCAGGGGGCACATCGTTGAGCGGTGCACCCCTGCTTTTCTGTTTAGTTGTTGAAGACTCGGATCATAGCCATCAGAACGATTTCGGACTCTTCCACACCACGCTTGATGGAAATGATTTTGGGAATGTCGTTCATGGTGCTGTACCCCTCACGGAGGGAAACCTTTGCGTTCCAAGGGGTGTCATTGCCGCTAATCAGGTAGGTAACGTTCCAAGTCTGTGTCATGTCAAAAGAATAAGGGTCTGTGAAGGATGCTGTCAAGTAAATTCTTTTACATGAAGAAACCCCCTGCTAGAGGGGGTTCTCTTCTCAACCTTCCTTGCCTTTTCTATGGCCGTTCAGTGCCCTGGTACCTCTCTTGGTGCGGTAGTAGCTTGGGGCTTCCCGATTGTTGTCTGTGCCGTAGGTGTTCGCCCACCCATACTCCATGGCCTTTGTGAGCGCGTAGGCGGTACCGCCAGAGGCTTTAATCTCCCCCATGGTCGCACCAGGGTAGAGACAACCTTCGTGCTCTGGTAGCGCTTCTAGGGTGGCTTTCATGCCCTTCCCGAACTTCAGGGGATAGTCCCGGTCAGTACCTATCTCAGGGTCGGCACAATCTTGTTTGCACCGTATTTCATTTCCCTGAAGTACTAGATCACCCTCGGGGATGATCTTGCCGCAACTCTCGCAGCGTCCCATGTCGTCAATCATCAGAATCCATTTCCGTCTCTCTCGACAACCCTCTTTAGCATGGCTTCCACCCTGGCTAGCTTGGCTGCCGTTGGCCAGCGTGAATCTTCGATGTACTCCAATAGGCTGGTAGCCAATTGGTACCGGGCGTGCCGTGCCACGAATTGTGTCTGTGTCTCACGCTTGGGCATTTGGTTTCTCCCTGAGCACTCGCGGTTTTCGGATGATCTGCCGTGGTAGGACGAAAATCCCCGTGCCTACAGCCTTCCCGAGTTTCACCCCTACAAGCTCCCCTGTGCCCATAAAACGGCTGTCCTTAGTCGAGTACCCACGCAGCCTCAATATGGCCTCAGCGGCTTTCTCAGCCTCCCTACGGGTACCGTGTACCTCCACCTCAGCAGGTTCTACGTAGACTTCATGCATCGCTAGCATGACATAAACCAATTCCTGTACCCCTGCCCGTGGCATTAGTGCTTGCCCTTCTTCCAGTCCTTTGTCTTGTACCACTTGGCAACTTGCTTGAAGCTGAAGACCGGTGCCCCGCTGATGTGGGTGAGTGGTGCAGGGAAGTCAGGGTAGCGAACTTTCCAATTGGCAACCGTGGCAGGAAGCACATCGTATTTCTTAGCAAGATCTACGTTTCCGGCCATGTCTGCTAGTGCCCATGTCTTGAGTGGCATTAGTTTTCCCTCTCTGAGTGCTGGTGCCCACCAAGCCGCTTAAGTGCTCTGATCAGTTCGTCACGCCGGTCAAGCCGCGTAATCGAGCTGGCACCTACCGCTCTGGCGTATGCCCTGAGTTCCTTGAACGTCATGGAGTCCAAAGGGTTGCTCATCGCGTTCCTCTCTGAAGTTTTCAAATGTCCCATTCGGAAGCAGGGACAACACGTCCTGAGGAATCTGAAGCTCTGTACTCAGTCACTGTGATCGGGGCATGTCCGTAAACACGTCTGCTGTCAAGCATGTTCCGCACATCCTCAAGTGTGCCTCGCACGCTCTCATCCTGTTGTGCCAGTGAGCCACCAGGCTTCATCTCTGTGTACTGGACGCGGTAACTGAGCATGTGACTACCATACACAGACCCCGGTCATGATCGCAAATGATATTTTCAGAAAACGGGAAAGCGCTTCCCACTCGGTAAATTACTTTCAGTCATGTCCGGTTTGTGAAAATGATCTTGCGGAATGTCCGATATTCTGAGATCTTTTTTGAGAAATGAAATTATGTCCTAATTTGGCATCGTACTTTAGGTCAAGAAATTACCTCCCGGAAATGAATTAACTAAGTCATGTCCGATTTGTATGCTCTAAAGATCGCTAACTCTCCGAACAAATTACTTTCAAGTTCATATCGAAATGGGACATACTGGGTTACGAATTGAATAGCAATTCGAGGCCATTTGAATTCGAATTGAATTGCCTTATGAATTGCCTGGTAGAAGGGGCTTGCAATTACTATTCACAGACTCTATTCTTTTCCTTATAAGTGAATAGCGCGCGAGCCACTCCGAACCGGAGAAATGGCTAGGGAAGTTAAGGAAGCGTCGCCGAGTAAAGATCCCGAATGCGAGTGCTGGTAAATAGCCAGTGAAAGTGAACCACGCAGATATGGGCAGTGATACGGCGCGGTACCGGAAACGAAGCCCCTAGTGCACACCGGAACCGAGAAAACCTAGATCGCGGCAAACAGGAACTGAGGCAAACGGCGATGCTCGAATGATCGAGCTTCAGCCGTAGGCAACAGTGCCTAACAGCTCAAAATCAAAACCCCTAATGACTTAAGGAGTCATCATGAACGCCAACACCACCCCCGCGAACAGCCTCGACAACAACCGCCGTTACAAGCTCGCCAAGCTCATCTCAAAGGGTTACTTGGTTGGTGCCCTTGGAATTAGCTTCAGCCACTTCATTCACGCCTTCAACAAGCTTGGCCTGTACGGTTTCGACGCTGTGACGATGCCGGTAGCGGTTGACGGATTGGCGCTCTTCGGAGTGCTGCTCCAAACGACCGGACCCAAGGGGTTCTCCAAGCGAACCAACACGATCGGCCGTTGGCTGCAATTGGTTTGTGGCTCGCTTAGCTTGATGGTCAATATCTTCTCCGGATGGGGTTCGCCCGGAGCGATGATCCAGGGCGCGACATGGGTCATCATTTACATGATGATGGAATTGATTGTTTCGAGGATCAAGCCTTCCAGTGCTGACACCAATGAAGCTGCCGCTGCTGCCGCTGCTGCCGCACAAGCAATCATCGATGCCGCTTCCGCCTTCCTCGCCACCTGCAACCACCCCACCACTTGCAAGAGCGCTGACCAGTGCACTGCCAAGAAAGCCGCTGCCCAGAAGCGCAACAAGACGGTTGCTCGTAAGGCTCGCCAAGCCAAGGCTGAGCAAAAGGTGCTTGAGAGCATGATGAACTGAAAGGAATTGCCCCCGGGGTTCGCCTCGGGGGTTTTCTTTTGGCCTACTGTGGGAGCGCTCCCATGACTCCTCCGAATTCGACTCTCTTAGCAACCGGGCGCGAGGCATTCGAGCGCTATTCGAATTAGACACCCTAGCTGTACACTCCTCAGCCATGGCGAAGAGGAAGGTAGTTGCAGCAGGAGGGATGACCGCTGAGCTAGTGGCAGCGATAGCAAGTCGGCAATGGACAGCACAAGAATTATCGAAGATATTCAATAGATCTGTTGATGAGCTTCGGGCATTCGTCGATGAGCACCTTGATTCGATCGAGGAAGCTCGGGAAGTCTATGACGAACTGGAAGCAGAGTCGGCACAGGAACTGACCGAGCTATGGATAGCAAATAAATTTGAGCGTCTGAGAAGGCTTCAGAAGGTCGCAGAGGTTCTATACGAGGGTGCCATAAGGACATACGATGCGACGATCCTACGGGAGCTTAGAAGCTATCTGGCGCTCGCCTCAAATGAGCTTGGCCAACTGATGCACAGGGGTTCCGGGGACAACCAAGATGGCGCGGTTGCAAATTACTTGATCGATGGTGTGGATGTTAATGATTTGCGCTGACTGTAAATAAAACTTTCTTTACAATTCCGGGAAGGAATTTTCGTGGACGCATTTGCCCACATGAGAATCAGGAAGGCTCACGTACGGATTCGCGAAGAGGGCATGGGGCTGAAGATCGAAGTATTAGGCGAAATGATAAACGAGACGATAACCATTGAGGTGGAAGAGCTAAGCCAGATTGAGCTAAAACCCAAGTGCTTTACGGATAAGCGCCATGGCACAGACTGAAAACTATTGGTGGGCAGAGAAGGATTCAGACGGTCTTGAGGGGTTCCCCTGGTGCCCAACGCTTCAAACGGATAACTCATGCTTCTCACTGCCTGTGTGGTTTGCGACTGAGCAAGAGTGTGAGGCATTCATCAAGGAAGAGATCCTAGGGGCAACTCATGCCAGCCAAGACTAAGCAACGTGCCCAAAAGCGGGTAATCGAGCATAGGTATTCTCCCCGTGGTGCCTGCAAGGAAATCTTTCATCGCAAGGAAGATGAGGTTTTGATTTCAGGTCCCGCCGGTACGGGCAAATCACGTGCCTGTCTTGAGAAAATCCTTATGGTCTGTCTGGCCACGCCTGGTGTTCGCGCGCTCATTTGCCGGAAAACGCTTTCCTCACTTGGTTCAACCGCGCTTGTCACATGGCGGAATTACGTTGCTAAAGAAGCGCTCGCCGTGGGGGACGTTCATTATTACGGGGGCAGCGCTCAGGAAGCTCCACAGTACCGGTTCAAAAACGGCTCTACAATCTCCATAGGTGGGATGAATCACCCTGACCGCATCATGTCTTCAGAGTACGACATTATCTATGTGCAGGAAGCCACAGAGCTAACTATCACGGACCTTGAAGCGCTAATCACTCGGTTGCGTAACTGGCAGATTGGTTTCCAGCAACTACTCATGGACTGCAACCCTGCCGGTGAAACTCATTGGCTCAAGCTCCGTTGCAATAAGAGCAAGACGATACTCATCGAGTCCCGCCATGAGGATAACCCTGTTCTGTTCGATGAGATCACAACCCCCGATGGCGTGACATACAAGCTTACGGAAAAAGGCACTGTCTACATTGGCAAGCTTGACAACCTTACCGGGGTCCGCAAAGCCAGGCTACGCCATGGCAAATGGGTTTCCGCTGAGGGTCAGATCTACGAAGAGTTTGATCCCGCTTACCATGTCTTGCAATGGGATTACGATGCTGAGGGTAACCGCTTGCCGTTGCCTGAGGAATGGGAACGGTACTGGGTAATAGATTTTGGTATCGTCCACCCGTTCGTTTGCAAGTGGTACGCGGTTGATGAGGAGGGCATTGCTTATATGTACCGGGAAATCTATATGACTGACCGGACAATCAATGAGCATGCCGTGACCATCATGGAGCAGGTGACCAAGCAAGAAGAATTCAAATGGTATGACCACATCAACCGTGTGGAACGCTCACGTGTGGATACCGTTTGGACAGAACCTAAACCACGCGCCATCATCTGTGACCACGACTTGCAGGCACGGCGAACCTTTGAGAAGGCAACGGGTCTAGGCACCACTCCGGCCATTAAGGACGTGTTTGAGGGTATCAACCTCACCAAGGATCGTTGGAAACTCAATGAGGCCAAGGAATCTCGTCTGTACTACATGGAAGATGCGTTGGTAGAGCGTGACCAGAACCTTGCTGACAAGCTCATGCCTACCTGTTCGCTCGAAGAATTTCCTTGCTACGTCTGGAAAAAGAACCCTGACGGGAAGACAAAGCAAGACCCCGTAAAGGAATTTGACGATGGTATGGACACTGATAGATATTTTGTGATGCATCACGACTTCAAGGGTCGTGCTCGCGCCACCATACTTGGATAGGAGAAATTCAATGGGACTCCCTCGAAAGTTCATGATCCAAATAGGAAATTCTTTGGTGCAACGGGCAACAGATTCCCGTCCTCCTACACACGATAGCCTTCTTAGGAACGTGCTTCGCATCCTATTTGATCTTGCTGGTTTCGGTCTCTTGACCATAGCGGGTTTCACTGTATCCTCGCTGGCAGGCTACATCGTGGCGGGATTGTCTTGCTTTCTACTTGGCAGGCACCTAACCGCCAAACCGGAGCCAACGACAAATACAGATCCTATGATGCGCTAAGGGGTTCCCAATGCGAAGTATCGCTGATCGAGTGATAGGCGGGGCATCCCGTGCGCTCAGAAACCTTGCTGGTGCTCCGGTTCCGTACAGCAGCAGGCGGGGATTCTCGGAATTGTTTGCCGGTGATGGCGATACCGGCGTGATGGATCGAGCCTATGACGCGTTCGGCTCAGTCGGTACGTTGTTTGCCATCGTTAGCCAGCTTGGAAATGCGTTCGCCAAGACGGAATGGCACCTGTACCGCAAGAGCAACGTTCGTGATCTGGCACGCCGCAAAGAGATCACAGAGCATGGGTTGCTTACGGTTTGGAACCAACCGAATGACTTCTACACAGGCAGGCTCTTCCGGGAAACTGTTCAGCAGCACCTAGATTTGGTGGGTGAGGGTGTGATCGTGCTGAACATCGTCTCTGGCTTTGTGGTCGAGATGTGGCCGGTACGTCCAGACCGAATCCATCCTGTGAAGCACCCAACCAAATTCCTAACCGGATACATCTACCTTGGTCCCGATGGGGAGAAGGTTCCCCTTACGCTTGAACAAGTTATTCATATCAAGATGCCCAACCCACGTGACCCCTATCGCGGTATGGGACCTGTACAAGCTATCTTGGCGGATCTCGATGCAGCCCGATATTCCGCCGAGTGGAATAGGAATTTCTTCATCAATGGTGCCCGTCCTGGTGGTGTCATTGAGGTTGATTACAAGATGGGTGATGGAGAGTTCCTAGACTTCCTACGGCGTTGGCGCCAACAACACCAGGGGGTTGCAAACGCTCATCGCGTTGCAGTGCTTGAGAATGCGAAATGGAAAGACACCAACTTCTCAATGACAGATATGCAATTCGTTGAGTTGCGTAACCTGCCAAGGGAATTGATTCGGGAAGCGTTCGCCTATCCTAAGCCGATGCTGGGTACCGTTGATGATGTCAACCGCGCCAATGCTCAAGCAGGCAAAGAGATTATGGCTGAGAACCAAACGATCCCGAGGCTTGACCGTTGGAAAGACATAATCAATTACAAGCTACTTCCGTTGTTCCAAAATGGAAAGAACCTGGTTTTCGAACCGGATGATCCGACACCCGTGAACCATGAGGACAAGGATCGTGAGCGCGACAGCCAAACCAAGGGCGCGCTTAACCTTGTGAATGCGGGATTCGATGGGACTGATGCCGCTGAGGCTATGGGACTCCCTGAAATGCGTTGGGTGAAACCAGTAAAGGCAGTAACACCCAAGCCTGCTGAGGACAAAGATGCCGATGCCGTGATAGGTGCTGGAAGCTTCTTCTAGAGGGGATGCGATGAATCGACACGTGAGGAATCTGGTTGACTACAAAGCCAGATTGTTTGACAGGATTGGGAATATAGATCCCAACATGGCTGCCGCTCTTCGGGGTATGCGCTTGGAATGGTTCAAGGTAACCAATCAGGCGGACGAAGAGAGCGCAGAGGTTTTCATCTATGACGAAATCGGGGGGTCATTCGGCGTTGATGCAAATGAGTTCGTGCAAGAGCTTTCCGCCATCACAGCACCAAAAATCACCGTGAGGATCAACTCACCGGGTGGGAGCTTGTTTGACAGCGTCGCAATTCACAACGCATTGGTGCAGCATCCCGCAAAAATTATTACCCGCGTTGATGCTCTCGCTGCCTCTGGTGCATCCATCATCGCCATGGCCGGTGATGAAGTCGAAATGATGAACGGCGCACAACTCATGATTCATGACGCGCTTGGTCATGAGCTAGGCAACCAGGCAGATTTTGAGGCCATGGCGCGGTTCTTGGGCTTGCAATCTGACAACATCGCTGACATGTACAAAGCGAAGGGTGGAGGTACGCGCGAGGAATGGCGCGCGAAAATGCTTGCTGAGACTTGGATGTTTGCCGATGAGGCAATTGCATCCGGTCTGGCTGACAGGGTTTACGTGAAGCCCAAGGATGCCGACGAAGAAGACCCTGATGAGCCAAAGAAAAAGACGGATGAGTCCGAAGAGGACGATGAAGAGATTCCCGTTCAGGTTCTGATGGGACGTAAGCACAGCCTCAATAACAGAGGTTTCAAATACTCGGGGCGGAAAGCAGCTCCTGCACCAGAGGCAAGAAATGATTGGGAAGAAGTTCGTGCCCTAGTGGCCAACTGGAAGTGAGGAATAACCAACCATGGCAAAAGTAATTTCTATGCCAACCACGGGTGAGGAGCTTCGCGAAGTTCTCATGGACCCTAAGGCCATGAAGGAACTGATGCAAGACCCCGAGGCACACGCGGATTTCATTGAGAAGCACATCAATCTTCGGTTGAAGACTGACCCCACCCTTGTTGAGCAGAACAAGGAAGCATGGGAGAAATTCCAAATCGAGTGGTTGCGTGAGCATGGGGCGACTGGAAACAGTGCCCTGAACTTCGATCCGAATTCGCGCAAGCCTGTCAAGACAAACACTCTGTACAACAAGAGTGCGACCGGCGCGAAATTCGACAATGAGTTTGACTCGCTTGCGTCACTGTCGCACGGAATCAGTAACCACGCGTTCAAAACCATGGACCTGTCGAAGAAGCTTGAGGGGTTGCAGAACGTTGCAAGCTCGCTTGAGCCTTCAGACGGTGGGTTCCTCATCCCGGAAGACCTTCGCGCAATGGTGCTTCAGCTTGCGCTTGAGTCTGCCGTGGTGCGCTCACGTGCGCGGGTTATACCGATGGATTCGCTTCGTGTCCCGATTCCCTCCGTGGACTCGACTTCCAATGTGTCATCGGTTTTTGGTGGCATTATTGGTTTCTGGACTGAAGAGGGTGCAACCCTCACTGAGTCGCGTCCCCGGTTCGGCCGGATTGTGCTTGAGGCACATAAGCTCACGCTCTACATCGAGGTTCCGAATGAATTGATTCGGGATTCCCGTCCGGCGTATACCACTTTCATTGACACCATGTTCCCCGAGGCAATCTCTTGGTTTGAGGACGTGGCTTTCTCTGTGGGTGGTGGAGTTGGTGAGCCGTTGGGGTACCTCAACGCTCCCGCTGCAATCTCTGTCACGCGTTCAACGACCGTGGCGGGTACCAACGTTGAGTGGGTTGACGTCACTTCGATGTATTCCCGCATGCTGCCTCAGTCGCTGGCTCGCGCAGTGTGGGTTATCTCCCCGGATGTCATGCCCTCTCTTTTCAACATGACGATTGCAGGGGGCACTAGCCCTATCTGGATTGGTGGTGGAGGTTTCCCCGACGCTTCTGCACGTCCGCCTATGAGCATGCTCGGACTGCCCATCATCGTGTCTGAGAAGGCGCGTGCGGTCGGTACCTCCGGTGACATCAACCTTGTGGATTTCGGTCACTATCTGATCGGTGACCGTCAGGCCATGTCCGTTCGCCAGTCTGAGGATTTCGGTTTCAACCGTGACGTTACCGCTATCCGCGTGATCGAGCGCCTTGACGGTCGTCCGTGGCTTCAGTCTGCGATCACTCCTCAGAATGGTGGCGCTACGCTCTCCCCGTTCGTCAAGCTGACCACCTCTGTGTAAGGGGGACAACGGTGTTCGCTTTGCTGGCACTGGTTTGTTTCATCCTGGAAATAGCAAAGATTGACATCGGCGCAATTGATTCATTCATGTTGGGAATGGTATTCCTGGCACTTCATTTGCTCATCGGCACTTCCCTGTTTTATGGGGTCAAGATTGGAAGGAAAGAATGAGGTCACTAGGCAACGTGTTGGATGTGTGCGTAGGAATCAATTTCGTTGCGGATATTGCAGCGGGAGCGAATACCGGCAAGCGCATCCACATGCGGAACTATGAAACCCTTGGGGTTCTGTTCTGGAAGAACGCAGCCTCAGCGGGAACGGACACTGTAACGCTCACGCTCCAAGAGCACAGCGCGAACACGGGTGGTACGTCACAGAACCTTGCGGCAATCACCAAGTGGTATCACAAATCGACAGCAGCGGCTATTGCAGGTACTGAGGCATGGACGGAAGTAACTCAGGCTGCCGCTGCAACTCTCGCGCTCGCAAACACAGGACCTGTGCCCGCTGCAAACCAAGCCATGGTGTATTTCGACATCGAAGCTCCCGCGTTGAGTTCCGGTTTCGAATGGCTGTCAATCAATATCGCCGATCCTGGTGCTGGCGGTACGATCCTTGGTGGATTGCTTTACATCCCAACGCGTTTGAAGATCCAGCGTCGTCCGGACCTTCTAGCGCAACCGAATGCGTAAGGAACGACCATGGCGAAAATTAGCAAGCATGGCGGACCTTCCGTCAATCCTGATGAACCTGTCAGGATCACCCGTGCGGAATTGGGCTATGAAAGCCCTATAGCACAAGACATTTCTGAGGCTGTGGAAGCCGACAGGATTAAGGCTGAAGAAGAGGCAGCCAAGATAGAAGCGGACGACAACAAACCGTCTCCAAGGAAGTCAACCGGGAAGAAGTGAGCTGTGACCACCATTCTAGCTTTTGATGTACCACCAACGTCAACTGACTTCAATGGTGGTCCCGCTGTATTTGGTAATGATTTCGCTGCTGCTGCACCAGGTTCAGTCACAGGGGTTTGGTACTTCCATGAGAGCGACAATGAACCATCCTCTGTGACTGCCTTGGTGCATCGGCAATCCAATCAGCAATTGCTCAGCAGCAAGGCAACTCCTACAGCCGGAATGACTGACAACGCGTACAACTTGATAACCCTTGACACACCCGTTCTGTATTCCACAGGGGGTGAGATCCTAACGGCAAGCGTCTATTGGCCTTCAGGTGGGTTCTCGTTCTCAACTGGTGTGGGGTTGCGTGAGAGTGAAGGCTTGTCAATAAACATCGGCGGTATCGGTCGATTCAAAAATGATGCTGTGACAGAAGGAGACTACCCTTCTTTGACGTTCGCCGGACTGGCTAGCCCTGTAGGTGTGGAGTTTGTTTACAGTGGCACACCAGCGCCTGTGATTGGGAGTTGGGAGCAACTACTTTCCATTACTAGGGAAGCTGCTGAGTATCGCAGGCTGGCAAGGGTTACTCCGCCTCAGGCATGCCCCAACGATGGAGAGCCGTTGCAGCGCATAGGAAGCATTCTCCACTGTCCCTTTGACGGTTGGCAGTGGCCAAGGGACGGAGACGGTATTAAATGATTAC